TGATGATGCAATTAACTTTTTATGGGAGATTCCTATCTTAGATAATCCTTTTGGTGCTGTTGCATATCAAAGATTGTTGAATACCCATATTGCTAATATCTTAGGTAGTGCAAAATATCTAAACTGTCCTGTAGTAATGGATGGTGATGATATAATGGTGCAGAAAGAGTTTACTCAAGGTGGTGTAACTCAGCAAGAAGGTAAAGCAAGCGTCAGCATTACATATGTAAAAGATGGTGTAGCTTTAGGTCACACTGCTATCAATATTACAGCTGGTAAGAAAGCTCCTGCATTTGCATTTAGTACCAACTTTGATGATGATCAAGCGACTCAGTTTATGAGCGACGTGCAAAAAACGTTTTACGAACTCAATGACGATATGTTTGTGGCTACATCAAAAGTCATTACTAAATAGTTTTATGGCAGACATTGATGAAAAATATTCGGACAACGTACCAGGACCTTATTATGTAGA